CAAGCGTTCAAGCTTGAGACACGGTTTTGAAGGTACAAACCGGAAAAATTATGACTCAAGTTAGAGATGCATCCGAGACCTTGCTTGGTCTCGATCCTGGAACTCTTGAGGAGTACCAGCAAACCTGGCGGATCAGCCAGGGTCTTACGGAGGAAGAACTCAGCGAGCTAGCTGAGCTTGAGCTCAACTTATCTGTTGACCTCGAGGAAGCGACTTACCGCATTCCTTTTTGCGTTCTGGATGAGAACGTCAAACTCTTTGATAGAGTCATGGCAAACTTTTTGCCATACACGTTATTTCGTGACATCTTCACCACCCATGCCCGGGAGGTGGATATGACAGAGCTTGTCAGAAAAGGGCTCTGGGAAGGGCCCGATAAGGTGACCTCAGCTCGAGGTTCTTTTATGGGTGACGGACTGTCATTCATACACCTTACCTTGATGCTACAAGGTATTACACGGATGACCTGTGCCGAACTAGGCATAAGTAGGCCGACTGGCCAATCCGTTGGTGATGACTTATTCACCATTAAGTCGTCCTTCCAGTTCGGGACGGCTTTCTGCTACTATGCAGAGAAGCTTGGCTGTAAGTTCAGCAAGCTTAACTCCTTATCGGAGGACACAATCACGTTCTGCGAACAGTATTGTGCAAGGGTTCATGATATTGAATCCTTCAGAGGGCTAAAATCCCTCGAGGGCTCCATATTCGGAGACCTTGTTTTCCTTGATACTATCAAGGGTTCTTGCCTTAGCAAACAAGCAAAGGTACAAGCGACGGGAACAGACCCGTTCTTTGGTCATGCAAATATGCTGACCAAGCAGACCAGCTGGCATCCCAGCGCGTCTGTACGCAGGAGGAGCTGCCTATTTCTTTGGGCAGACAATTTCCTCACATGCAAAGGCCTATCAAGTTCGATGGCCTCTCTCCCCCAAAGCTTAGGGGGAGCGTCAATTGCCATTGGCAATTTGATTACGGATGATGATCCGTGGTGGAAGGACAAGCGTCCTTACTACGAAGCCTTACTTAGGCTTGAGGACAGGGACTTTCTGTCCTATTATCTCCTATTACGGGGGATATATCAGGCGAATCCAAAAGGATTCGCGTGGCTCAATAATTTTGAGCTTATACAGTCTGTTGTCTCAAACTGTTGCCTCTATAATGATGAGGCTTTGGAGCGATTGGCTCCTGAATGGTTGCACAACAAGTCAACCAGAGAGAAAATTTCATATTTCTCAAAAGAGCTCGACATGATCTCTTTTCATTCGCTAAACGACTGTTTAGCAAGACAGGATGCTTTTTTGCAAACCTGGAACCTTGAGAAGCCAACCTCAAGGATCACAATGGCGACTCGCCATGTGAGAATCCGCGCTAATAAAGCGTGGGCAAAGATCAAAACAGATCTCAGACCAGAAGGTGATCTTGGTCTGTCAATCAAAGCGATGGATACATCGTTTCGACGAAAAACCTGGGGGTTGTGGGTCTCAAGAAAGGACCCCGCGATTGTGAAAGCTTTCGACAACCTCCCCAGGCTGGATTTCGAGGGCCGTGATGGCCTCTTCAAGGTACCTTAGGTACCAACGACCTCCCACTTTTGTGGAAGCTTGTGAGAGAAGCTACCCCACAAAGAGCAAAGCCTTGCTCATCCTGCCGTGATAGCAGAGCTGCTTAGTTGCAGCTATAAAACCCAC